CCGCGCGACTGTATGCTATAATATATAATGACATAATATGATTGACATATTAATAGTTTTGGTATATAATGTACAAAAGGGGGTTATGATCTATGCCAAAATCGAAGAAAGCAAACCCACAAGGAAAAAACATCAAGTCAAAAGCCAAAATCAAATCATATAATATGTCATTCGCAGACATGGCGAAGATGTCGAAATCCGGGCGACACGCCTACTATACGAAGCTGCGTGCAATAGCTATGAAACGATTAGTGCGATTAGCGGGTGCTGGATATACTGATAGTGCTGCATATCGTGATTTTCGTGACGCATTCCCGAAGTTAGGTGTATTCGATATGACCGAAAGCGATATAGCAGCGATTATTAATCAAATGCAGGATTTTTTAAACCGCCCCGACAGCACAGTGCGCGGACAGCGCAAAATGTTAAATGATTTCGTCGATAAGCTGCACGAACAGTACAAGCCTACATGGCAAAACGTCATCAAAACCGACGAAAACGGAAACACTGTTTTTGAACGTGAAGAGTTCGAGGATAAATTAGGGCGAAAGCGTACCCGCTTCAAGCGTGACGCGCAGGGGAATAAGATACCCGTCCGCGAAACGAAAAAAGTAGGCGCGTATGACTGGATAACGCACGAAAACGCCCGCGAAGTGTACAAGTTTATAGACGTCATCAGAAAACGTGCGGGCGCACGTCTGATATATCTACCTGACGAACTGCACGAATTGTGGAACGCCTACAAGATCAGTAAGACGAAAAATTTCACGAAGGACAGAAATCTGAACAGGGCGTGGAAGTCGTTTATCTCCAGCAGACACACAACGAAAGTAAAACCAACAGACCCCCGCGTTAAAAATGCAATGAAGGACGCAAAGAAGGCAGCACAGGAAGCAATGAACGCGGCAAGCGAATACAATAAAACAAAAGGTAAGAAGAACAAAAAGAAATGATATACAGTAAGGTGTGCCAACATGAATATTAAGATCATTAACCCGCCTGTATATTCCGCGTATAATTTCGATTATACGCGGATATTGCATTATCCCGTGATAGAAGGCGGCACGGAAAAAACCCCCGTCTATTTTTGCGGCTGCGTGAATTGCTTCGACATCGAAAGCACTAATTTACCCGAAATCGAACAGGCTGTCATGTACGCGTGGAAAATAGCAATAGACGAAGATTACATTATAGCAGGGCGCACGTGGTCTGATTTCAGCTATTTTTTGAATAAGGTAAATCAGACCGTGCCCGACGGAATGCGCATAGTAATATATGTGCATAATCTATCATACGAATTCAACTGGCTGCACGGCGTCGCCGATCTGGAGAATATATTTGCGGTCGATAAACGAAAAATATTATCGTGTACGCTGTATGACAAAATAGATTTTCGGTGCAGTTATCTATGGTCGAACATGGGTCTGCATACGCTGACCGAAAAATACAACTGTAAGCACAAAAAATTATCAGGCGATGATTACAACTATAATAAGCGCCGTTTTTGGTTCACAGATCTGACAGACGAAGAAGAACAATATCAGATCAATGACGTGTTGGGTGTGGTTGAAGCATTAAAAACCGCTATGCGATTAGACGGTGACACGTTGGCGACTATCCCGCGAACATCTACAGGATATCCCCGGCGTGATATCAGAAATGCAATGGAAGAAAAACGTGCATATCTGCATTGGCTGCTGCCGAAAAATTATGATCTGTATAAGCTGCTGCGGGCGTCGTTTCGCGGCGGCAATACGCACGCAAACCGGTATGTCGTCGGTGATATCCGAAACGATAACAAAATAGTGACGCTGCACAATATCAAGTCGTCGGATATGGCAAGTTGTTATCCTGCTGTATTAGTCAATGAAAAATTCCCGTGCACCCCGTTTGAAGAAATAGTGCACCCGAATATTGATATTATTCACGATCAGATAAACGCGGGATATGCAATAGATATGCACGTTACGTTTTATGATTTGAAACTACGTGATATAATGTATCCATGCCCGTACATATCATATGACCGCGCACAGGATATCCCGCTATACGAAACGACGTATAACGGCAAGGTTTATCATGTGGAAGGCGCGCAGTGTGACAACGGGCGCGTGCTGAAAGCGGATATAATATCATTGGCGGTAACTGATTTAGATTACAAGATACTACAAGATCAGTACACATGGACAGGTGCAGACGTACACATAGCGTATAGATCGAAATATAAATATCTGCCTACAGAATTTACCGACGTTGTTTTGAAATATTTCGGTGATAAAACGCTGCTGAAGGGCGGCGACGGTGAACAGGCTATTTTATACCAAAAATCGAAAGCGTTGTTAAATGCGTTGTTTGGTATGTGTGCAATGGACGCTGTAAAGGAAGAAATCGTTTGGGGTATAATCGATGATGACGAACTGAAACATGATTTTTACACAAAATCAGAACAGATAATAGCGCAGTGGGAACGTGAAAATCCCGACGCAGACGCTGCCGACGCCCACGCTGCATATATCAAGATACGCGAAAGTGTTTTCCGGGGAATATTTACCGAATATCTGAACCCGAAAAGCAAGAAACACGGATTTTTACCATATCAATGGGGCGTGTGGTGCACAGCATGGGCGCGTACATATCTACAGCGCGGTATCGATTATGTTGTATCGAAAACAGACTATTTAAACAACTGCTATTTCGTGTATTGCGATACTGACAGTATATATTATCGTGACGACAATGATCTGATAGATTGGGATACATTTAATGTATCCGTTAAAAACAAATCGATCAAACGCGGCGGCACTGCGAAAGACAAAAGGGGCAATGTATACTATTTAGGGATATATGAACAGGAATTAGGCGCGTATGACAAGAAGAAGAAAAAACACATATACGCGAAAGATTTCAAGACTATGGGCGCGAAAAAATACGCATATGTGACTAACGACGGCGAACTAAAGATCACTATTGCGGGCGTCGGTAAGAAAAAAGGCGCTGAATACCTGAAAACGCATGGCGGACTGGACGCGCTGAACGACGGTTTTGTATTCCCCGCACACGGCGGCGGCGGAACGTTGGCTAAATATAATGATGACATTGACAAAACTATCACTGTTGACGGTTACCCCGTGCACATCATATCTAATGTATATTTAGCTGACAATTTTAAGACCGTCGGACGCGCCGCAGAATATCGGGATTTGACTAATCTATTAGCAATGTCCGAAATATATATGAACAGTATTGACAAGGACATATATATTTGATATAATAACAATATAAGCATTACAAACCCTTGACGCATGAAAGAAGGTGAAAAGCAATGGCAAAACGCCCGCGGTCTATACGCGGCATGGTTACGCGGGAGATTACGAAAACCGTTGCCGTGATACGCTGCTACGATGATTTTAACCACGTGGAGCGTGAACAGACAGTCAGTTTAAATGGGACATACCGCGATGACGCACAGATATTGGACGCTGTGCGCCGTGGTAATCTGCTGGATATGGGTATGTTTGCATTATCCGTTAACAGCAGTGAAGTAAAAACCGAATTGCGCGCATTACGAATGGATTTATTTATGCAGTATTCGGAAGTAATTGAAACAGAATGAAAAGAGGTATTTTAAAATGGACGAAAAGAATTTAAACGCAGTTATAGCACAGACCAACATAACCGACGATCTGACCGGCGCGGACATCGTGCCTGTAGTGGAAGAAATAACCGCTGTTGAATCGATCATCGCCGGCGACATCGAAAGCAATTTCGCTGTACTGGCAATGGACGGCGAATTCACTAACCGGGAAGCGTACGCAGTTACCCGTCCGGATAACGACGATGACACGATATCCATAGGCAAGGCAGCGAAAAACGCTGTGATTGATCTTGACCGCTGGATAGTCTACAGATTCACGAAGGGCAGCTCCGACGCCGTCGGCATTGTGATATTCGACAAGGAGGGTCACAAGTACGCTACATCAAGCCCATATTTCATCCGCGAATTCCTCACGTTGATGACACTGTGCGCGAAAGACGGCGAAAAGTTAGACAGGATAAAGGTAATTCACAAGCAGTCAAAAGCCGGTATGACATACCCGCTGTGTACATTTGCATAATCCGAAAATCAGGCATAGATCAAAACAGCAGCGCCCCACTATATATGGGGCGTTTGTTGTATACGGGAGTACGAATTATCATGATAGACCTATACGAACCCAACGGCTATTTAGACATCGAAAAAATAATAAATCTGCGTGGAATAACATTTATATTTATAATCGGCGCGCGCGGTATCGGCAAGACATACGGCGTGTGTAAATATCTGATAAAACATGATGACGCTGTTATGATGTTAATACGCAGAACGGTAACGCAGATAGAACTAATCAACATCCCCGAATTTTCGCCGTTAGCTAAACCCGCTGCTGATTTGGGGTTTGATTATGTTATGAAACGCATAGCAAAAAACTATAACGCGATCTATACCGCAGACGAAGAAAACCCGCGTCTGCTGGCATATACAGCAGCTATGTCCACATTCAGTAATATCCGTGGTTTTGACGCGTCGAAGGTCAATTTCCTGTTTTACGACGAATTTCAGCCGGAACGCGGTGAACGGGACATCGCGAACGAAGGTGAAAAATTCCTGAATATGTATGAAACGATCAACCGTAACCGCGAACTGAACGGTGAACCCCCCGTAAAGGCTATATGCGCGTCCAACAGTAATGATATCAACAGTCCCATATTACGCGAACTGGATTTAGTTGACGTATGCGCGAAAATGCAGGAACGCGGACAACAGATATACATGAATACAAACCGGGGTATTGCTGTAATAATGCCGCGTGACAGCGCCATATCGAAGGCAAAAGCGAAAACAGCGTTGTATCGTGCAGTAAAGAAAGACGGCAAATTTGCACAAATGGCACTGGAAAATAATTTCGATGAGATCACAAATGTGAAGTCAATGCCTATACGTGAATTTAAACCGTTAGCTGCTATTGGCACGATCTGCATTTATCAGCACAAAGCACGTTCGTTTATATACATATCAACGCACAAAAGCGGTGCAATGTATGAATACGACACATCCGACGCAGGAACGCGGCAGTTTCTGAGTAGTTTCAGTTGGTTATATGACGCATACATGAATCAATGTATCATTTTTGAATCATTGCAGGCTAAACAGGATTTTGAAAAAATTGTGTTTTAACTATTGACAAACCGCGATATATTGTGTATACTAAAATTGTAGGTGTAGGGCGCAGCGCACAGTGTCAACGCCCGGAAGGCGTGTGCGCGGGTACGGCACACCCCCGAACTGCGCCCCATCTGCACCAAAAATTTTCCGTGCTGAAAGTGTGGTGATAACTATGTTTACGTTTGCAGAGATTGAAAAAATGCTGGAGAAGGGTTTCACACCCGAACAGATCACATCAATGAACAACACACCCGCAGCGGGTGAAGATCAGACACAGGGCGACGGCGAACAGGTGAAAAATACCGAAAATCCCGCACCCGCAGCAGATACAGCACCCGCAGCAGATACCGCGCCCGCGTGGGCACAGACACTGACCGACAGTATAAACGGGTTAAAACGTACTATGCAGGCAGCAGCGCTGGCAGGTGCGCAGCAGAACCCCCCGGCGTCAGTTGATGAACAGGCTGCCGAAGCGCTGGCGTCGATCATCGCTCCCACATTCAAAAAGGAAGGAAGGTAAAAACATATGGCTGTAAATGATATGACTATTGAACAGATTTCCAGTGTGTTAAATGCGGTTGTAAAGCAGGCTACAGGGCAGAACCCTAATGTAGATACCACGAACCCCAAAAATTTCGTGACCGTTGCACAAAATCTGCTGAAAACCGGTTATGATCCGGTGATGTCCGCAATTTCACAGGTGCTGACCCGCACTATTTTCAGCGTGCGCCCGTATAATGCGAAATTCGGCGGTTTGTATAAGGACGCGCAAAAATGGGGAAATCACGTCCGCAAGATCAATTATATTGACGACGAATTCGAGAACGATGATAGATTACCGCTGACAAACGGGCAGTCTGTTGACCCGTGGATAATCAAAAAACCCCGCGTCATCCAGTCGAATTTCTACGGTGAAGTAGTTTATCAGCGTCATGTTACGATTTTCAAAGATCAGTTAGACACGGCGTTTCGCAGTCCGTCGGAATTCGGTTCATTTATTACCGGTGTAATGCAGAATATCTACGATCAGATAGCACAGGCGAACGAAGAACTTGACCGCGCCTGTATCGCTAATTTTATCGCGGGTAAATATGCGTCAGACAGTGACAACGTAATACATTTAGTCACTGAATATAACGACTATTTAGGGCTGGAAGATGACACAACAGCAGACCCGCCCGTGATCAATCGTTATACGTCCGTTACTATTCGTGACCCTGAAGTGTACAGCGATTTCATACGTTGGGTATATGCCCGCGTGAAGAATCTCACAGACCTGATGTCTGAAAGATCAATGAAATTCCATGTATGCCCGCTTGACGGCGAAGGTGCGAAGCTGCCGTTAATGCGTCACACCCCTGCTGACAGACTGAAAATGTATCTGTATAGCCCGGTTGAAAATGAAATAGCAGCGCGTGTACTGTCCGATCTGTTCCACGACGAAAAACTGAAATTCGCCGATCACGAACGCGTGACCTATTGGCAGTCGATCGATCACCCCGAAACTATCAACTGTGACGCTAACTACTACAAGGCGTCTGACGGCAGCATAGATAATACCGGCGCTGTTTTAGTACAGCCCGTTTTCGGTGTTCTGTTCGACGAAGAGGCAATAGGTGTAACCAACGTAAACGAATGGTCGCAGAACACAGGCATGAATCCACGTGGTGGCTACTATTCGATATTCTGGCACTGGACACGCCGTTATTACAATGATTTCTGTGAGAACGGTATAGTTCTGCTGCTGGATTAATTTCGCGTCCCATTATAATAATATATACCCCGTTACGGCGTGGGCGGTTAGCCGTCCGCGCTGTAACTATATAGGCAGGTGATAACATGATAGTGCAGTTAGGTGCAATAACGAAACGTGTTAACAGCACAAAAAACAGCGCGTCGTTTACAGCATTCACGGGAACACTGAAAGACGCGTGCAACGTTTTAGCGCCAGCAATAGAATTTGATTTCGGGAACGCGCCGCCTACAGGTTATAACTATATGTATATACCCGATTTCCGGCGTTATTATTGGGTAACGTGGGAATTTACAGGGTCTGCACACTGGACAGCGCACGGGAAGGTTGACGTGTTGGCGTCCGCGAAGGGCGAAATCGGTACATCACAGAAATATATACTTCGCGCCGCCGCTGAAGAAGATGAAAATATTATTGATACCAAATATCCCGCATTAATAACGGGCAGCTATGATTACAGCGCTACTAATCCGTCAGATTTCGTATCCGACCCCGCCAACGGCGGCACGTATGTTGTCGGTGTTGTTGGTGATTACGGCGGCGCGTCGGGAAAAACGGGCGTCACATATTACGCACTATCCCCCGGCGGATTTCAAGATATGATGAATTTCATTTTCAATGACGCGTCTATGCCAACGTCCCGCGACTGGAACGCATTCAATCTGAACATTGATTTTACATCAACACAGCAGTCAATACCGTGGAAACTAATGGTAAATCCGTTACAGTATATAACGTCAGCCATATGGTTGCCGTTTATCGGCGTGGCGACATCTACCGTCGCGGTGATGTCATTCGCATGGTTTAAAATGTCCGGTTCAGGTGGTTCTATTGTCGGGTCTGTTGTATCGAACGCGGTTAAGTCGTTCGGCTATTATGTAGACTGTTCTAATCTGTTTTCGGTTACAGGCAAAAAGAAATGGGAACTGTATGAACCGTGGTCTGAATACTATATTAATATACCGTTTTTCGGTATGCAGAAAATCACGGCAGCGGACATAGTTGGATATGGCGCGTCGGGTTACGGTGTTTCAGTCGCGTATAAAATAGATGTCCGCACGGGCGCAGCAGTATGTCGTGTTACCGGCGCGAAGGGCGATATCTGTAAATTATCCGGTCAGATTGGTGTACCCGTCGCATTGGGCGGCGCGAAAAAGGATTACGGCGCACTGATTGGCGGCGTCGCGTCAACCATTTCCGGGGCGCTGTCAACGGCAATGCTGGCGGCGTCGGGTAATCCGCAGGCGGTTTTATCCGGTTTTGAAACTATCCGAAATGGCGTTAATACTGCATTAGGCACGTGCCAACCTGTAGTTTCAACGTGCGGCAGCGCGGGCGGCGTCGCTGATTTAGGGGACGCGATCTTCGTATACCGAAAATCTATGGACTGCGCGGAAAAAAACAACGCCGAATTCGGTGCGCCATTATGTAAACTGCGAACTATCGCGTCATTATCGGGATTTGTTCAGTGTGCAGACGGGGACATTGAATCCGCGCTGACAGACGGCGAACAACTCGAAATTGCGCGATATTTGACGGAGGGATTTTTCTATGAGTAATTACGCGGCACCATATGAATATGATTTCATAGACTACTACAACGCGCATTTTGCGCCGTCAACGGTGCATATCAAAAACACGGCGCTGATGACCTATTTTCAGCGTTATTATTTGCAGAAAGCTATTTCCGTTTTCGACTGGAAATTTCCCGACGAATGGAAGATCATAAACGCAGATAACTATTTTCTGTACTGCCTGTATTGTTGGGGTTACGCTGCTATTATCGAAACAGATAAATTCGGTGTAATACCGCAGCAATGCAGTCTGACGGGATATAATATAGTATATCAGCCGTCCCGCGTGATGATATCGAACCCGCTGATAAACCGCACATTAGACCCGCTGATAAATATTGAATGTGCGCTGCTGCAACTACAGCCCGATTACAACGGGGTAATGGATATAATAAACCATTACGCAGAACAAAAAGCGCTGCTATCGCAGGCAGTCGCAGTTAACGCATTAAATAGCAAGCTGTCGTTCGCGTTCGGAGCGAAAAACAAAGCACAGGCTGAAAGCTATAAAAATCTGTATGACAAATTTGCTGACGGCGAACCCGCCGTATTTATCGATAAAGACCTGTATGGCAGCGACGGCGAATTACAAATGGCGTTTATAAACAAGGACGTCAAAACATCATATATTATCACAGACCTGTTAAACGACATTAAGTCGTTAGATGATATGTTTAACACAGAGATCGGTATTCCGAACGCGAATACCGAAAAGCGCGAACGTATGTTAGTTGATGAGATCAACGCTAACAATTTTGAAACGCGCAGCAAAGCACAGATATGGTTAGAAAATCTACAACGCGGCTGCGAAATTGCACGTGATCTGTTCGGAATTGATATATCTGTAGACTGGAGACAGGACGCAGTTACAGGCGGCGACGCTCAGACCGACGCCGCACCGGAAGAAGGTGAAAACGGTGAGTAATGGACGTTTAGTTTCGATCATTTCATTATACAATTGGGATAATACACTGTTCGATGACATCGCACAGTACCTTCCAACGACGGTAACAGACCCCACAATTTCAATAACGCCCGTGCCCGTCGATCTGGAAACGCTGATAGGTAATATAATGTTCTCATGTGGCGAATTATCCATAATCTATAATTCGCCCGTGACACTGAAATTCTATCTGAAACTATGGGCGAAGAAAAATGCGGGTGTGTGGCAAAAACTGTTTGATACACTATTCTATAATTATGACCCGCTTTTCGCCCGCATGCGTGAATACCATTTGACGCGATCTAACACACTGAACCGCACTACCACAGACGCGGAAACGGAAAACAATACGTATAACCGCACTGAACATGATGACGTGTTGGAAAACGTAACCGGGAATGACAGTAATCTGAATGAATCCGGTAACACCCGGACGTTAAACACTACAGAAACAACATCCGGCAGTGAAAACGGAACGCAGACAAATTACAAACAGGCGTACAATGACATAGGCAGTACATGGTCATCTGACACAAAAACCGAAACAACGGACAGCACGTCCGGAACGCGGGCAGATACCGGTACTATCGCCGACGTCGGACGCGTTGAAAATACCGGTCAGCACAGTGAAATGACTACCGCAGACAACACAAAACAAATTGCGGATGTCGCTGCGAAAACATTATCCCGAAACGGGACGCTGACCGACGCGGGGCAGTTAGCCGATATCATCACAGAAAAAATCACAGGACAGCGCGCATATCAGGAATTGATCGACCTACAGCGCAGATTGGCAATGTTTAATCTATACGATTTTATAATCGATCAGTTTAAACACGAATTCTGTGTCATGATTTATTAGGAGGTGATCTGATGACGTTTGAAACGTTCCCGTACACTAATTATCAGGATTTAAATTTAGACTGGATAATCCGGACACTGAAATCTATCGAAGTGAAGGATTATGACGACATCATCGCGGAGATATTGCGGCGTCTGTCTATCGCAGAGGAAAATATCACCAATAACTATATTGACCTGTCGCAGAAAATCGCAAATCTGACAAATATTGTTAATCAGCACTATTTGGATCTATCGAACAAAATCAATATTGTTAATAACCGGGTTACAATTGTTGAAAACGCTGTGCAGGATTTGTTAGCGCGTGTAATGGCGTTGGAATTCGCAGTTGACGTGCTGCATTTCAGAATCGTGACGCCCGAAGAATTCGCGGAAATGCCGCATTTACCAAATTATCAGTATTGGGTTACTGACGGCATAACGTTAGAATTGTGGTTAGGCGATCAGCAGTTAAAATTCAATGCACTGTATCGCACTGTTTTAACGTCGATACTGTTTAGCCGCTATCAGGTAGGGCATAACGTATTAACAGAAATGGAGGTAGATTTGACATGATTAGGCAGCACATATGCACTGATAACACATTCGCAGGATATCAGCAGGAAATGTATGATTTCTTAGCCGCGTCAACTGTATTTGGCGGCGTGTCATGGATTGACGACGCAGACCACACGAAAGGGTTTTGTTTATGGTATGACGCGGAGCATACTGATCTTGTAGCTAAACTGTTAGGGTTAGATATTTCCCCGTCAGTATCATCGGGAATATACGAATATGTATCATTCACGTTAGCCAACGGAACGGAAACATATATTCGTGATAATACATCAACACTATACACACAGAACCGCGTGATATTCGTGGAAACTGAATGCGCGTTTATGGCTATTTTTTACCGCTCCGGAGCGTCTGACCCTATGGCACGCGCTCCCCGTATTTTCGGTTTTACCAAAAACCGTGGATTTTTCAAACGAAACAGCCCCACGACATCCAGCACGCTGTCGAATGCGCAAACACTCTTCGGATTCAAGGGGGACCCGGACTTCACAAAACAGGAATACAGCCCGCTGGAAACGGTGTACACCTGTTTCGCGCCTGTATCGGGCAGCGGAATTACATACAGCAATAATCAGTTGTATTTCACACCATTTACTTCCACGCCGAACTATCCGTGCATAGTTGACAGTGACATCGGAAAATTCGTAACAGACGGATTCTACGCATTCCCTGAATTTCTGGAAGAGGTGAATTAATATGACGTTTGAAACATTCCCATATACCAATTATCAGGAACTCAACGTCGATTGGGTGCTTCGTGAGATCAAATCGCTGAAAGAACGTGTAGACTCCCTTGAAAATACAGACTTCAATCAGATAGTTTTAGATATCATTAATCAGTACATCGAAGATGGCACGTTTGAAGAGATATTTTCTCAGCTTCTTGTCGGTATCCGCGCAGATATTTCCGCGCTGGAGGTTATTGTTACCCGTCACACAGGGGAAATAACGGAATTGCAGGAATCACAGGCAGCACAGGACGTTTCAATAGCTGATTTATTGGCGCGTATGTCCGCAGCAGAACAGCAGATTTTGGAACTCATAGCAGCCATTCAGATATTAGACCCCACGGGCGAAATAGGCGACATAGCCGAAACTATCGCGGAAATACAGCAGGCGCTTTTAGCGTTACAGGTAACTGTTAACGGTCATACAACACAAATAAATGATCTGATTTCCCGTGTTACCGCACTGGAAAACGGGGCGTCTGTACCATATGTGCAGCAATATGAATCACGCGATCTTGACGGCACGATGACCGTGTACGATTTTCTGACACACGTTCACGATGTTGACGGCGTGGTAAAAATAGGTAACTATATAACCGCTGCATACACAGACCCGGAAACACTGACATCTGCCACTGCTGTATTAGTGTGCGCTGATAAACGCACTGTGTTAGTGCGCGACACGAAAAATTATGCGTTTGGTATGCCTGAATCGATGTTATCAGGATATGCAAACAGCAGCATAAAAACGTATATTGATTTAGTTGTTCAGGCTATAGCCGACAGCGCCCAATATACATTAACGCCGCAGCCCTCCGCGTTGGCGTCGCATTCGTGGATATCTACCACACAGTCAGGTACTTCGGAATTGCCGCCGTTCGTGATATCGGAAACACATTACGGACTGCTGCTATCATCAATGGCGGTATTCGGTGCGCCTATGTTCGGGGCGTTGGATTGTAACGGATATAGCCATAAATTGGCATTATTCGATCACGAAACACCCGCGAACGATCTGCTGCTATCGGATGTCGTTACTAATGGTGTATATAGCATTCCTGAATCATTCAGCAGCGCGTGGTTATCATATCCGACTAACTGTTTTATACGGTCACTGCGCGTGACGCCGCACCCGGTTACACGCCGCGACGCGGTCAACACTGCATACCCGATACAGTTTACATTTGTGGTATGACTTGACATTCCGGTGATAGTGTGATATACTATTATTGCGGATAGTCCGCGTTGTTGATTTATTTGTTGTGACCGCCTGTTGTTTTCTATGCGCTTTCAACGGGCGGTTATAATATTATAGCCCCGGTTTTCGCCGGGGCTATTGTTATTTGTATGTGTTGTTACCTAAAATATATTGTAGTATCAGCGTGTAGTCGCCTACATCCAGATCAATGTCGGATATGTCTAACTTTTCACATATCAGTCTTATTATCAGGTCAGCGTTTATTCTGTCGCGATCATCAAACGCGCTGTCATGTATGGCGTGGTCATAATTGGATAATACCGCCTGGACGTTCGGGCTGATAGGCGGG